CAGCTACAGTCACGGTAAGCAGCTCCCATGCGCCCCCACCTGTGTGAGCAGTTCCGGCTGTAACGGTTACGCCATCATCAACGACAACCCTTGCATCGGCTGAATTTGACTTAACGTAGCGAGAATATGTGACAGTCTTTCCTGCGTAATCAGCATATCGCTCGATAATCTGTCTGGAGCCAATCTGACCAGAAGCGGTAGAGGTTGCAGCATATTTTAGAGAGTATCCTGTCAATCCTGTTGGCTGGCTTGTGGATAACCATTGATGAGTGCCTGTTACGCCTGATAGTGTCGTCTTGTGCTGGTCTATCGGATATTGGTTATTGGTTGCCGCAACAGCCGCAGCATCAAGAACAACAGATTTTTGATTGACCAGACATAACCCATTATAAATCCTATTACCTGACCTGACATCTGTAAGCAGTGCGTTTGTTGCGCTGTAGGCTTGTACGGTAACGCCTATGTCAGTATTGGGTATAAAAGCTGCATCTGTCTGTGCCTGGGTATAAGTGTTAGCAATATCAAATGTACCAAAGGCAAGGATAAATAATGTATCTCCTGCATTGGCCCCTACACCCAATATCACAGATGTAGTATCCGAAGCAGTGTAGTCACTAGTGTCTAGGATACGCCCATTAATGGATATAAACATGAACCCAAGGGTATAAGCTAAAGTCGTACCATTATCATCTAATCCAGAGAATGTGGTTTGTCCTGCTGTAGCAGTATATTCGAACATCCCAGCAGTGGAACTACCAATTACCCCAGCCCAACCAGTACCAGCATATACCCGCATAGCCTTAGAAGTACTATTCCAATATAAGGCTCCTTCTGATAAAGCATTCCCATCATTGTCTAGGGTAGGATCAGAGGCTTTAGATCCAAGGAATCTATCATCAAATAGATCATACGATGCTGCTGCTGCTTGCTCACTAGCTAAAGCAGCTGCTGCACTAGCTGCTGCACTAGCTTCAGGTTGCTCCCAAGCAGCACCATTATAGAAGCGTACTTCGCTGTCAGTAGTATTCCAGTAGACTTGACCAGCAACTAATGGATTACCATCATTATCAAGTGTTGGGTCTATAGCCTTTGGGCCAAGATATGTATCATCAAAAGAATCAAATATTGCTGCTACAGAGACTAAATCAGAAGCTACTTGAGCAGCATCAAGAGCAACTTGTAATCTATCAGCAGTAGTTGTAACTACGTCTGCATTTGTAATTACGACATCAGCAGCTGTGGCTAAAGCATCAGCAGTAGTTAATACTACATCTGCATGAGTAAGCACAACATCAGCATTTGTTAGTACAAGGTCAGCAGCAGTTGCTGCTTCACTTAGAGCAGCTGCATCTTCAGAGGCTAATGCTGCAACCTTATTAGCTTCTGTAATAGCAGGAGCTGCAATGACTAAAGCAAGATCTCCATCAGCTTCAAGAGTAGCTACTGTATTAACATCTGCAATATTAGGAGCCACGATATTAACATCGGCAATACTATTAGCAACCAGCAGTACATTGTCATAAGCTGTTCCAATGAATTCCTCTACAACTGTTGCATCTACAACATCAGTTTGTGGTTTTAAACCCATCCATTTATCTCCGATCTGGTATTGGTATTATTTTCAGGATGGATTAAACCATCACGAATAACTTGTGCTACTGCATTTTCAAATTTAGTTAAGAAACTGATTTCAGTCTTACTACCAGCAGCAATACCAGATTGTGCTCTATATGCAATATAAAAAAGACATGCCTCTAAGAGTTGATAAGGTAACTCAACTTCTTCAATATCCGGGTCAACCCCTGTAGCTATAATCGTAGGGTGACGTGCTCTATAAAGCACAATAGTAGCATTAGTACTAACTGGTTGAGGTATTTGTAATACTTTTGGTTGAGGAGTATATAATGATGTATCCTCTGCTGAATCATTAAGTGGTAAAGCTTCACCTAGTTCATTAAATACTTCTTCTATACTTAGAACATCATCTAAGAATGGATTAGTAATAGAATCAGTAATATACTTATAAGTCTCTGAAGATCCACTTGTAAGTGCATATTTATATTCCATATTATATTTCGTAATATGGTCATACTGTTGGACAATTAACTGTTTCTCAATTAAAGGAAATCTAGTATGTAATACTAAAAGTGCCATATTGAGGTAACTAATTATTTTAGGATAATCAGCTACTGCTATAGCCCCATCATTTGCAGTACCAATAGATAACTGAGATAGTTCCCCATAATTAAGATGTTCAAAAATCTCAGACAATACCATATAATTTAACCAAACGTGAGTTTACATAAAGTTAATTATACACTAATACATTAAACAATATAAGAATCAATATCAGCTATATTTGCAATTTCAGCATCTTCCCACATATCTAATCTATGGTACTTAGGGTCAGGAGTATCTTCACTAGGTTTCCACGGCTTAAGACTCGATAACATAGATATCGTATCAATAAAGTCATCATTTTTTGATCTAAATGACCCTGGACTAGCTAATGTCAATTCATTTAAGGCTTCTGCAATTCTTGGATCTTTACGTAATTCTTCAGGAAAATAGATCTTTTTGGCTTTAAATAGAGGAACTACAACATTAAATCGTTGCATTTTGTTGGTATTAGGACGTATCCCTAATTTACCTCCATTAGTATCAGAAGCTAAATTGAACCAAGAATTGCGAGTCAGCATTTCATTCTGAATCCACTGAATAAAACCACCTTGTTGTCCAGATACTTCAATACCAACTTCAAGAGGTTTATATTCTTGTACAAGACGAAATAAATCATTAATGTTAGCATCCATTAATTGTCTTTTACATACACCATCTACCCAAAACCAATCACCATTATTATTATAGGCCCATACAGAAATTACACTAAAGTCACTAGACGTAGCCTCACTCGTAGCAAAGTCAGTAGTTATGTAGAAGTTAAACTTCTGTTTATTTTTAATGATATTTGCATGTAAATACCATTGAATATCTACATCTTGTATTAAACGATCTTCATCAGACATAATTCGTAGCATTAATTCTTGGTTAAATGTATCTATTTTGCCTGATAATAAGGCTTTTTGATATTGTGCATTAACATAATCATAACTAAAGCGTTCTTCCCAAGCACCTCTAAATTCTTCTCTAGTGCAAGGAAATTTTTCACACACAGGGTATACGTTTACATACCAAGCACCAGATTCAACAGCTTTATATAAAGGATCACGAGCATTAAATGGAGTACCTGACCAGATCACTTTACGTCTAGTTGGGTGTAAGGCATAATCTATAGCTTTATATACCGTATCTTCAATACTGGCAATAATAGTTGCTGATCTAGAATCTTCATCTGAAACCAAGTCATCTAAAATTGCTAAATAGGGACGTTGGCCCATTTCTTTGGCTCCACGTACACCAGTACGTGCACCATACCCTTTAAAAACTGTAGCGATGTTATCTATATTTTTAAATTCCCAACGCACATCTGTAAATCTAATATGGGGTATGTAATATTGTAAAAAGTCACTATTTTGCCAGCGATATTCTAAGTTTTTACGCATATTCTTGACTCCATTCTCAATAGAGTCAGAAACGTAAAGTCCAAGAGGTATTTTACCGAATCCGGGTATTTCTCCATATACTGCAATGTATAGAATTAGGTATTCACCTAATAAAGTAGTTTTTGCTAATCCACGAGCACACATATTAGCAATATCTTTTCTTTTACCAGCAATCTGATCTAACATACGATAATGAATAACAGGAGATTTATGTTCTTCCCCAGTTGCTCCATTAACTAATTTAATAAAATTAATAAACTCTAAAGCAAATAATCCAGGATTATACCCAGTATCTTTACCATATTGAATAGCATTAAGGTAATCTACTACTTCCTGTTTTTTAGGACTATCTAAAGTATCTAACATTAGCTTAACACATCATCTATAACAACTTCACCTTCAATAATATTACTATGTGCAATTTCTTGTGGAGAGAATATCCCTTTACTTAACATTTCACTTTGTTGTTGAGCTAAAGCATTAGTAGCTCTACGTAACTCTTGTATAGCAGAATCTTCTTTAGTTGTAATACCTAATTCAATCTTAGTGACTTCAGGTTGTTTTAAGTGAGTAAGTAGAGAATTAGCAGCATCACTACGTACTTTATCACTTACAGTTGTATCAGTCATCAGTGCTGCTTGTACATTGATAGCTTTTTGATATATATCTGCATTTAAAATATATACAGGAACAAGAGTTTGTTCCCTAACCTTATTAACTAATTGTGTTTTATTATATGCAGCACAATAACTAGATATTGTTTTATCATCTGCCCCTTCATCTACTAATCTTTGATAACGATCTGGGAATGTTTTAACATACGCCTCTATATTACTTGATCCAAGTAATTTATGAGACATGTATCTAACTGCATTGATATAATCGCCAATTTTATATCTGCCATCAGACATAACATTAGTGTAACTTAATAAGTTATCTCTAAAGTTTTCCCTTAAATCAGGATCTACCAATAAACCATTTAACATATCAACCATTTCTTGGTCTACCCGCGTGCCTACTCCCTTCGGGAGTGCACGCTGGAATTGATTAAGGGTCAATTCACCATTCATTATTTCATTCCATTAAGATAGATGGCTACATCATCTAGATTGCCTAGTACAGTAGCGCCATTATCACTAGCCATATTGGTTACTTGGATTAAACTTCTAATCTGCCCTGAATCAAACCAATTCTCCCCATCTTTATAATTAATACAGATCACAGTCTTTTCAGGTCTTTTATTACTATCATCAATTAACTCAGCAATAGCATATACACCAGTCATCTTAGGAGTAATCACATAAAGACAAATATCACATTGCTCACGTTCCTCTCGCTCACGTTTCATACAAGCAGGTGTCCAATCCTCTACTACTGGATTGAAATAATCGACTGTTAATTGGGGAATGAGTTCATCACGCCAGGTACTGTTGTTACAAGTTCCACCTAGGAATACTTTCATCTTTGTGTCCTTATGTAAAGTTTAAGAATGTATAGAATAGCATTAAGGGTGTGTATATGTAAAGTTTATCTTGACAATAAAAAACCCTCCGAAGAGGGTTTAGTGTACATCCTACTAGACTTGATCACCTCCTATAAGGTGCTACTGAGAATTAGGTTCGGTTTATTAACTATTTTCGTAATGGCCTTGTGCTTTTATTGTGAGAGTATTAATACTAGTTGTTGTGAGAACATCCTGATGATAAACCTGAAAGATATCTCCTTTATCACCATCTAAGCGCAGTACTGCACCTGCCTCTGTGAATG